TACCCGATCTACCTGCCCACGGGCATGAACCCGGGCGGCATCCAGGTCTCACCCTACGGCACGCTGCTGGGTCGCCCGGTCTATGTCTCGCAGCACGCCAACACCTTCTCCTCTCAGGGCGACGTCTTGCTGGCTGACCTGTCGTACTACCAGACCATCACCAAGGCCGGTGGCCTGCAGACGGCCACTTCCATGCACCTGTACTTCGATGCGGACCTCACGGCCTTCCGTACGACCTTCCGAATGGACGGTCAATCCAAGATCGCCGCCCCGATCAGCCCGGCCAAGGGCGCGACCACGATGTCGCCCTTTGTGCAGCTGGGTGCTCGCTGAGCGCACCCGATTTAGGTCTTTTCCAGTTCTTTAGGAGAACCCCATGTATCCCAACGCAAAAGGCAGCGAACTGCTGGCCATCCTCGCCACGCTCGATCCGGCCAGTGTGGCTGTCGGCACCGTCACCACCGGCTGGATCTCGGCCGGCAACCACCACGGGCTTTTGGCCGTGATCCAGACAGGCGTACTCGGTGCATCGGCCACGCTGGACGCGAAGTTGCAGCAGGCCACCGACGCATCAGGAACCGGCGCCAAGGACATCACGGGTCGCGCCCTGACCCAGATCGTCAAAGCATCCGGCGACAACAAACAGGCCCTCATCAACCTCAAGCCCGAGGAACTGGACACAGTCAACGGCTACGGATTTGTGCGCCTTTCTCTGACGGTGGGCACGGCTGCAAGCCAAGCCAGCGCGCAGCTGCTCGGCGTCAATCCCCGCTACGCCTCGGCTGATGCCTCCAATCAAGCGGCCGTGGTGCAAATCGTCTGAGCCATGCCACTGCAGTTGCTGAGTCCACCCGCACAGGAGCCTGTTTCTCTCGCCGAGGCCAAGCTCCACCTGCGGGTGGATTTCAGCGATGACGATGCGTTGATCACGGCACTGATTGCCGCGGCGCGTCAGGCTGCTGAGACCATCACGAACCGACAACTGGTCACCGCGCGCTGGAAGCTGGTCCTGGATGCCTTCCCCGGACCCTCGTTGATGGGGGTGCCGGCCGGGCGCCCCTTCACGCTGCCTGGGCACGCCATCCTGATCCCCAAGGTGCCAGTGCAGGCCATCGTTTCCATCGACTACCTGGACATGGGCAGTGTGCAAAGGACGATGCCTTCGTCCAACTATGCAAGTGATCTTGCCTGCGAGCCCGCACGCATCACGCCAGTCTTTGGGCAGATCTGGCCGATCACGCTGCCGCAGATCGGTGCGGTCTCGGTGACCTTCGATGCGGGATACGGCGCTGCCGCCGATGTGCCTGAGGGCATCAAGCGCTGGATCCTGATCCGCGTGGGCAGCCTGTATCAAAACCGCGAGGAGGTGGCCGCACTGTCGCGGGGCTCGATCACGCCGCTGCCCTTCATCGATGGCTTGCTCGATCCCTACCGAATGGCGCTGGTATGAGTCTGGTGCGCAGTGGCGAGCTCAACCGCCGCATCACGCTGCAACAGCGCAGCACCTCTACGGACAGCTTCGGTGAGCGCTCACCAACCTGGCAAGACCTGATGACGGTATGGGCCGAGATCGAGCCGCTGTCCGGGCGCGAGCTGGAACTGGCGCAAAAGCTCAGTTCCGAAGCCTCGCACCGCATCACGGTGCGCTACCAGCCGGTACTCTCAGACACCCGATGGGTGGCCAGTCTTCGTGCGCTCTACAAGAGCCGCATCTTCAACATTCAGGCAGCACTCAACGAACACGAGGCCAATGTGCGGATTCACCTGCTGGCCAGCGAAGGCCTCAATGATGGAATTTAGCCAAGGGAATTGATCCATGGAACTGCAACACATCAAGGGCCTGTCCGAACTCTCAGCAGCCCTTAAGGAACTCCCGAACCGGATCGCCCGTAACGCGCTGCGCCAGAGCGTGGCCCGCGGTGCAGTGGTGATCCGAGACGAGGCCAAGACCCGCGCCCCGGTCTCCACCACGCCGCCGGCTCCCGGTGATCCGCTGCCCGGCACCTTGAAGCGCTCCATCGTCATCAAGCACGACAAGGATCGATCGAGCCTCACCAGCCAGACCTACGTGGTTGCGGTCCGCCACGGCAAGAAGTACCGCAACCAGGGCAAGAAGGGCAACCGCTCGCAGGACGCCTACTACTGGCGCTGGGTGGAGTTCGGCACGGTCAAGATGGCCGCACGCCCCTTCATGCGCCCGGCTTTTGAAGCCCAGAAGGAGGCGGCCGTGCAGGAGATTGCCCGCGTGCTGGCCGAGCGCATCGCGCAGGAGGCGCAAACCCCGCCCGGGGCCAAGAGGTAACTGAGGCGCATGAGGTGATTCAGGAGCAGTTGCAGGCGGTGCTCGCGCCGCTGGTGGCCGGTAAAAGCTTTCCCAACCTCGCCGCGCAGGACGCCTCGCCTCCCTACATCGTCTACCAGCGCGTGGTCAGCATCACGCACAACAACCTGCTGGGGCCCTCGGACCTGCAGAACACCCGCGTGCAGATCGATGTCTATGCCAAGACCTACGGCCAGGCACAGGCGCTGGCCGAGGATGTGCGAACCGCGATGCAGGGTGCGGGGTTTTCCAACATCCAACTGTCCGAGCAGGACTTCTTCGAAGTCGAGGTGCGGCTGCACCGAGTGAGCCTGGACTACTCCATCTGGTCGCGATGACCCAATGTGATCAGCCCGTGCGTCCCGCGCGTGCAGGCTTTTACCCTCGTGGCGCGAACGAAGGTCGGCGATCAGATGTTGCGAGCCACGTTATGCAGCCTGAGGATTTGAACCTCATCATCAACGACCCGATAGATCGCAATGTAGTTCTTGTGCAGCACCAGTTCCCGAGTACCCGGGATGCGGCCTGCACGACCAAGCCCCGGATGGTCCTGAAGCTTGGTCACCGCTTCTTGGAGTTCCAACACAAAACTCGTCGCTCGTCTGGGGTTGTCCTTGGCGATGTACTGGGCAATCTCATCGACGGAGCGCAGTGCCGTCTTGGTCCACCTCAGCGCCATGCTTCAAGCGCCGTGTTTGGCGAACACCGCCTTGACCTCGGCGTCCGTGGCGAACTCGCCGGCGTCGGCCTCTTCGATGCCCTGTTGAATGTCGCGAAGCTGCCAGGCCTCACGCTGCACATAGGCGTTCAGCGCATCGATCGTCAGGAAGCTCTTGGTGCGTGCGGTCGCCTGCGCCAGGGCTTCGATCTGGTTGTAGAGCGCCTCTGGCACGCGCACGTTGATGGTCTTGGCGGTCATGGATGTAGAGAGATGATTGCCTTGTAATACAACGCATTATCTGTAATACAAGTCCCGAGTCAAGTCGGCCGATTCAACTGCGGCCATCAATCGTCATTCATCGTTCAGCCGCCTTCGGGTGGCTTTTTTGTTCCTTCCTCAGCCCATTCTCAACCCACTGGAGATCCGATGACTTCCACCGCCATTTCCTCACAAGGCTCAGTCCTGTCGCTGGCCACCGGCAGCGGCACTGCCAAGAACATCACCGGCGTCACACTGGGCAACCCCACCATCATCACGGCGACCGGGCACGGTTTCGCAGTAGGTGACGTGATCACCATCGCCGGAGTGGGTGGTGCGACGGCCGTCAACGGCACCTGGATCATCACCAACAAGACGACCAACACCTTTGCAATCAGCTTGGACACCACCGGTGGGTCTGCCTTCACCTCGGGCGGCACCGCCACGCCGGTGGCCTGGACGCCCATCGTCAACGTGCGCAGCTTCACCGGCTTCGATGGCGCGGCCAACATCATCGATGTGACCAATCTGAGCTCCACGGCCGAAGAGATCCGACCGGGTATCCCGCGCTTTGGCCAGATCTCCTTTGAGATCGACTGGGATCACAGCGACGCCGGTCACATGGCGCTGCTGGCCAAGCAACTCAACCAGGCCCAGACCGCCTTCAAGCTCGCACTGCCCGACACCCACACCGCCACCTTCAACGGGTATGTGATGAAGGTGCCCATCCAGGGTGGCGTGGACCAGGTCGTGCGTGGCACGGTGGATGTGCGCATCACCGGACCGGTGACCTGGAGCTGAGCCACTCTTTGAGATCGGAGGACATGATGACCAAGATTCTTTCCAAGGCAGACATCCTGGGCAGCCACGACATGCGCATCAAGACGGTGGAGGTTCCAGAGTGGGGCGGCAGCGTCCGCTTGCGCTCCCTTACCGGTGCCGAGCGCGATGCGTTTGAGGCACTGCTGGTCAAGGACATTGACGGCAAGCGGGTGCCAGATCTGGCCAATCTGCGCGCCAAGCTCCTGGCCGCCACCATCGTCGATGAAGAAGACCGCCAGATCTTCAGCGCAGGCGATATCGCCGCACTGGGCAAGAAGAGCGCGGTGGCGCTCGACCGGGTTTTCAACGTTGCCCAACGCTTGAACGGCATGAGCGCCGATGCGGTGGAGGAGGCCGTAAAAAACTCCGACAGCGCCCCGGCCGGCGCTTCTACTTCCGACTTGCCCTTGCCCTCGGCCTGACGGTGCGGCAACTGCTGGAGACGATCGACAGCGCAGAACTGACCGAATGGCTCGCTTATGACCAGATCGAGCCGTTCGGTCCGCAGCGCGAGGACCTGCGCACGGGGCTTGTCTGCAGCACGGTGGCCAATTTCAGCATGAGCCCCCCTAAGAAGCCGCACAAGCCCAGCGACTACATGCTGTTTGCCGAAGGCCGGGGCCAAGCTGACTCCAAGCCCGTCCTGTTGGCCGACCCCAAGTCCCAGTCCGACCTGATCCGCCAAGCGATCTTTGGCATGGCCCCCACCACCTCGCCTTAATCCCTCCTGCTCGTAAAACCCCATGTCGCTCGGCACCCTCGTCGTCGAACTCACCGCGAACGTCGCCAAGTTTCAGAGCGACTTGGGGCGTGCCGAGCAGATTGCGCAGAACACCGCGAGGAAGATCGATGCGCAGTTCG